GAGGATGACGACGACGTTCCTGCTGCCGCGAGCAAGGAAGACCCGTCGATGGTCGCGTATCGCGCTGCGCGTGCGGCGAGAGAGCAGACGCGGCTCGAACGGGAGCGCATGGACCTTGAGCGCGAGCGCGGTACGACGCTGGTACTCGCTGAAGCGCAGCGTCTGGCCTTCACCGCATTTCGAACGGTCCGCGACAACGTGATGAACACTCCCGCTCGTTTGAAAGACGCACTCGCAGCGGAGAGCGACCCGATCCGGGTCGAGGCGATGCTTGAGACGGAGCTCGCTCGCGCACTTGAGTCGGTCGACGCAACGGCGCTGGTGAGCGAAAACGATACGGATGACGCCGATGGGAGCGACAGAAGCCTTTCTGAAGACGATTACGGAGGCGATACGGCCTGACAAAAGAATCGGCATAGCCGAGTGGTCGGAGAAGCATCGCGTCCTGCCTGAGAGCAGCCCAGAGCCCGGCAAATGGCGCAATGAGCGCACGCCGTACCTCGTCGGCATCATGGATGCACTTTCGGGGCAGGCCAGCACCGTTACACGCTACGCGCACGACGACGACCGGCCATTCGATAACAGCCGCGTAATCACGGTTGGTCTTCAGAAGGGGCACCAGCTCGGCGGCTCCGCGCTCGGCGAAAACTTCGTTGGTCGTTGCATCACGACGGCGGCCGGCAACATCCTGGCGGTGTTCGCGACGTACGACGACGCTGAGAAGTGGGAGATGGACCGCTTTGAGCCGATGCGTTCGTCGACGCCGGATCTGCGTCGCCGCGTGCGCGACGCGATGAAGAAGGGCAGCGAAAACACCAAGCTGCGCAAGAAATTCCCTGGTGGGTTGATGAACTTGGTCAGTGCGACCAAGGCGGGCCGTCTGAAATCGACGACCGTTCGGTACGTGCTGCTCGAAGAAATCGACGAGTACGTGCTCAACGTCGACGGTCAGGGCAACCCGATCGAGCTCGCGAAAAACCGGACAAGTAACTTTGGTCGTCGCGCGAAGATTTTCGCGAACAGCACGCCGACTATCAAGCGGCGCTCGCAGATCGAGAAGCTGTATGAGAGCGGCGACCAGCGTCGCTACTTCGTCCATTGTCCGGACTGCGGATCTCCGCAATTCTTCGACTGGCGCAAGGGTATGCGCCGCTCTCCGGACGACCCGAATGTCGTGCTGTATTACTGCCAGACCGGCTGTGGCGCTGGCAATCCGGAGAGCGTCTGGAAAACGCGGGGCTATGAGGGTGCCTACTGGATGCCGACTGCTGCCGGCGATGGCAAGACGGCCAGCTTCCACCTCAGCGCGTTGTATGCGCCTCTTGGATGGCGCCCCTGGTCCGATCTGATGGACGATTGGGAGGCAGCGCAGACCGACACCGAGAAAATGATCGCGTTCCTGAACAACGCGCTCGCCGAGTGTTGGGAGGATAAGAGCGCGGAGATGAAGTGGGAGACGATCAAACGGCGAGCGGAACCGTACAAGCTGCGCACGATTCCGCTTGGCTGTCTGTTGTTGACCTGCGCCGTCGACACACAGAACGATCGCCTTGAAGTTGAGATATCAGGCTGGGGCCGAGGCATGCGGAACTGGACGGTCGACCACGTTATCTTTCGCGGCGATCCAGCGTTGCCAGACGTGTGGAACCAGCTCGACAAGTATCTCGATACGCCGATCATCAATCAGTTTGGTGTGCCAATGCGGATCGAGCTGTGTGCTGTTGACTCGGGGGGTAGCCGCACGCAGGACGTGTACGACTACTGCCGGTTGCGCCGCCATCGTGGTGTGTTCGCGGTGAAGGGGGCCAAAGACAAGCACAAACCGATCATCGGGCGACCGACCGATCAGGACGTTACGGTCAAGGGAAAGACCTACAAAAACGGTGTGCAGCTCTGGCCGGTCGGGACCGATACCGCGAAAAGCCGCATTTTCGGTGCGCTGCTTGGCGACGAGGAGTGCGAGGTCGTCGACCGTCGGATGCACTTCTCGGTCGATCTTGATGACGAGTACTTCGAGCAGCTCACGGCGGAGGCGTACAACCCGTCCAAAGATCGTTGGGACAAGCTGCGGAAACGTAACGAAGCGCTCGACCTGAAGGTCTACAACTACGCGTGCGCATACCACCCGCGGCTGCGTCTGAACGCTTATCAGGACTCGGACTGGACGGCGCTCGAATCACTCGTAGAGCCGCGCGTGCAGGACCTGTTCGCGTCAGCGCCGGCCGATACAGAAGTAGCTCCGGAACCTGCTGGCGCGGCGGAACCCGCTGGCGCAGCAGAGTTGGTTGATCAATTGGAGCGCCTTCCGGAAACGGTGGCGGTCGCCATCGATCACGCTCCGGCGGCGGAGGCAGCGACACCACGGAACTCATGGATTCCACGCCGGGATAACTGGCTGAGGCGATAGATATGGCATTCACACAGCAGAACCTTGACGCGATCGAGAAGGCCATTTCGACTGGCACTTTGTCGGTCGAATACAACGGCAAGCGCGTTACCTATCGCTCAATGAGTGATCTGTTAAAGGCCCGTGACGTGATTAAGGCGGAACTGGCGAAGCAGCAGCCAGGGAGCGCACCGCGATCGAGCATCGCCATTTACCAACGGTTCTGACATGAAGACAAACTTTATCGACAGGGCCATCGAATACTTGGCGCCGGGGCTTGCCGCGCGGCGAATGTATGCTCGGGTGTCGCTCCATGCCGCGCGAGGTTTCGACGGTGCGAAGCGCGGACCTCGCTCGACGGGATGGCGGGCATCGGGCGCCAGTTCAACCGCGGAAGTCCTGCCGGCACTCCGGACGCTTCGCAACCGGGCGCGTGATCTTGTGCGGAACAATCCGCATATCCGCCGCGCGTTGAAAATCCTCGTCGCGAATGCAATCGGTACGGGCGTCCAGGCAAAGTTCGCTGACAAGGCGCTTCAGAAGGTGTGGAAGCGCTGGGTCAAGGTCTGCGACGCGGCAGGATTGCTGGACTTCTACGGACAACAGGCGCAGGCCGACAAGGCCCTGAAAGAGTCCGGCGAGGTGCTGCTGCGCTTTCGTACCCGCCTGCCGCAGGACGGCATGGAAGTACCCCTGCAGCTTCAGATACTTGAGATCGACTATCTCGACGACCTCAAGATCGGGCTGGTCGACGGCGGCTTCGTGATCGCAGGTGTGCAGTTCAACATGATCGGGCAGCGCATGGGTTACTGGCTGTTCGATCAGCATCCCGGCGAAGTCTCGACCGTGCCTCGGAACATGGTGAGCCGTTTGGTGCCGGCCTCGGAAATCGTTCACCTCTTTGATGCGATTGACCGGCCGAATTCGGTGCGTGGTTTTCCGTGGCTCGCCTCAGCGATCTGGAAGGCTCGGGATCTCGATGAATATCAGGATGCCGAGCTGGTACGTAAGAAGATCGAAGCGTGCTTCGCGGCGTTCGTCACATCGAGTGACGAAGGCTACCAGGTGGGACGTACGACGGCGACTGCGCCGAGTGATCCGCGACGTGTCGAAGCACTTTCGCCCGGCATGGTCGAGTACTTGCGGACTGGCGAGACCGTCTCGTTTTCTGCGCCTGCCACCAGCAACGAGTATGAGTCGAATGTCCGCGTTGATCTGCGCGCGATCGCGGCCGGCACGGACACGACGTACGAGCAGTTGACGGGCGACTACTCGCAGGTCAACTTCACCAGCGGGCGCATGGGGAAAATGGAATTCAAGCGCATGCTCGAACAGGAAATGTGGCTGGTGTTCATTCCCATGTTTTGCGAGGCAGTCGCGAGGCGGTTTGTTTCTACGGCCTACCTCGTTGGCAAGTCGAAGGCGGCCGTCGCGGACGTGACGTGGTCGCCGCAACGCATCGAGTTTATTGATCCGTTGCGCGAGGCCAACGGCATCATTGCGCTAATCGATGCACGCCTCAAAAGCCGGCATCAAAGCATCCGCGACCTTGGCGACGATCCGGACGAGGTTGACGCGGAAATCAACGCAGACCCGCTTGCAATCAACGTGCCCGTCTCGGGTCGCGCGCTCGATGCGAAGTCGGCGCATGACGTTCTCGACCGTCTGGAGCAGATCCTTTCAGCGGTGCCTCAGTAGCCGACCCAAAGCAACTTTGAAACCCCATGACGCCCGCGTAAGCGGGCGTTTCTTATTGGAGTGAACCATGCCCGTACCAGCAAATGCTCGTCGGGGCGGCGCAGGTGCGTCGGCCTCGTCGATGCCCCTTCAGACTCGCTTGCAGCCGGTGACTTCCATCGATGCAGAGAGTCGGACCGTCTCTGTGACATGGACAGCCGGCGCGCAGGTCCTGCGTTACGACTGGTTCCGCGACCGAAGCTATCTCGAAGAGCTTAGTTCCGATCCGTCGGCGGTGCGTATGGCTCGGCTGCAATCCGGGCGTGCGCCGCTGCTTCGCGATCACGACACCTGGGACGGCATTGACTCCGTCCTCGGAGTCGTTGAAAGCGCCTCGCTTGATGCCGCAAGTGCGACTGGCGATGCGTCCGTCCGATTCTCGAAGCGGGCCGACGTGGAGCCGTATTTTCAGGATGTGCTGGACCGCATTCTTCCCAACATCTCGTTTGGCTATCGAACCTACGCCTGCGACATGATCCCTCCCGGCCAGGAGGGCAACGATCAGTGGATTTATCGCGCGATCGATTGGGAGCCGTATGAAATCTCGCTCATCTCGATCCCGGCAGATCTGGGTGCGAACGTACGCGGCGACGGCATGGAAGCTGGCGCCGTGCAGCAACGATTTTTCCCCTGTGTATTCAACGATCGAAGCACAGGGGTTTCTTCTGACGGGGCACGCGCCTCGCAACTTAACCAAGGAGCTGTGATGCCCGGTGAAAACCAACCTCAAAACCCTGCAAATCCGACCGGTCCGGATACCTCGGAGGCGGCACGAAACGCTGCAGCTTCGGCCCAAGCTGAAGCCGCTCGCAATGAAGGTGCGACGGCGGAACGTCAGCGCATGATCGATCTGCGTACGGCAGTACGCGCGAGTGTGCTCGACAATCAGGACGAGCTGCTGAACGGTTTCATCGAACGCGGCGTGACCGTCGACGCAGCCCGCGCTGAAATCCTGCGATTGCAGGCCGAGCGCTCGAACGCGAACGCTCAGCGCGGCGCGGCTAACGTCGTTACGGTGACCGACGAGACCGATGTGCGCCGTACAGCGATGACCGACGCGGTGATGCATCGCGTGAATCCGCGTCACGAGTTGAACGATGCAGCTCGCCAGTATCGCGGTATGACGCTGCGCGAGATGTGCCGCGAGGCACTCGAAGCGGCCGGCGTTGACACTCGTGGCATGGAACTGCGTCATCTGGCCGGGATGGCGCTCGGCCTGACGGGCGCTCGTGCGGGTTACAACTCGACGTCGGACTTGCCGATCGTCTTCGGCAACGTGATCAACCGTACGCTGCGCGATGCGTACGGCGCGGCGCCGCGTTCGTTCACCAGTTGGGCTCGTCAGGGCACGCTGACGGACTTCCGACCGGCGACACGGGTAATGGTCGATGGCGCGTTGAAGCTGGAGAAGATCAACGAAACCGGCGAGTACAAATACGGCAAGCTGACCGACAGCGGCGAGGTGATCCAGCTCGGTTCATACGGGAAGATCATCAACTTCACGCGCCAGATGATCATCAACGACGACTTGTCGGCGCTGCAGCGTGTGCCGCTGTACTTCGGCCGCGCTGCTGCCAATCTCGAATCGGACGTGACCTACGCCGCGCTAACCGGTAACCCGGCCATGTCGGACGGTAAGACGCTTTTCCACGCCCAGCATGCGAACCTTGGCGTGGCCGGCGCGATCTCCATCGACACGCTCACGGCGGGCCGTGCAGCGATGCGCGTGCAGAAGGCACCGGGCGACGGCACGCCGCTCAATGGCGCCCCGCGGTTCCTGATCGTGCCGGCAGCGCTCGAAACGATCGCGGGCCAGTACACGAGCAATCAATACACGCCCAATCAGGCAACCCAGCAGAACCCGTTCTTCAATACGCTCACGCCGATCGTCGAGCCGCGCCTCGATGCGGTCAGCACGACAGCATGGTTCCTCGCTGCTGATCCGGCCGCCATCGATACGGTCGAGTACTGCTACCTCGAGGGCGAGCAGGGTCTGTACACCGAGCAGGACCTCGATTTCGACGTCGACGGCCTGAAGGTCAAGGCGCGACTGGATTTCGCAGCGAAGGCGCTGGACTATCGCGGCCTGTTCAAAAATCCGGGCCAGTAACAAGCCAACGCGCCGGCCTTGCGCCGGTGCGGTTCTGTCTCCGTCAACTTCAGAAGGAATTGATCTATGAACAACTTCATTCAAAAGGGCCGTACGCTGACGGCTACGCTGGCCACAGCCGTCACGTCCGGCCAGCTC